ATTCATTCATCCTTTCCCTTGCTTTGCAGCAAGTCAATTGCTTTTTTTAACGCCGCCGGCATGGGGATTCCCATTAGTCCGGCGTTTTCAAAAATGGAAATCAGCTCGTTGACAGTAAACGCGATGCAGACTGCATCACGGATATACGTTGTGCCAAGAATCAGATCCAGTTGTGCAGAGATCAGAACCAGCAGCAGCGTTACACATTTTCGGGAAACGCCTTTCCAGCCGATTTTCGATTGCAGACCGCCGGAAGCTGTCTTAGGGGATTTTCGGAATACGCCTGCCAAAATCAAACCGGTCAAAAAATCGATTGCCATAAACAACAGCAACGCCCGAATAGATGCGTCCCACCCGCCGAACAGCCCCGCAATAAAGCTGCCGACAACGCCGACAGCTGTGCAGATTGTTTCTTTCATAGTTTCCTCCTAGTCAGTCAATAAATCCAGTGATCGTAAAATACAGCGTAGAACCAGCGGCGATTTTACTGCCAAGAGCATACACGCATACAAGGTTATCTCCGTTGTAGTTTTCTACGGCAACATATGCCCCCACGCCAGACGATGACCGCCCTACACCGGAACAGCCGACAATTTTGGAAAAGTCAAAGGTCGTTGAAGCGATGTACTGCGGTGCTGGATATGAGGTAGCAATATCGTTCTTTAGGACAACACTTCCGGTTATCGTGATCTGTTTGCCGTAGGTGCGATACTTGACAGTGCCGGATTTGGCATAGCCCTTTACGGTCAAGGCTACCCAGCCGGAGTCGGTGAGGGTTTTGGCGGCAGCTACAGTGCTATCCAAGAATGCACAATCGTAATATGCCGTCTCCGAGACAGTTCCGTCTGGCTCGTCCGGCTGTACCAGACGAGCCGTGGTCCAAGACGCATACTTGCCATAGACGGCATAATCGCCGTTCCAGTAACCCCAAGGTAGATATACCCAGACGGTATATGTGTTATGTGCCGTTGGTATCACTTTTACCTTGACATTAGCACAGTTTATGCGATACACAGTAACACCACACGCTTTTGCTGAAGCGGTTTCGGTACTTTGCCAAGCATCTTTTATATGTATCTCAAAAGACGAATTCTGCCGAGCATATCCGTTTGCTCCGTCTCCGGATAGGATACGTATAATTGCCGTATTAAAATTTCCGGACGAAACCAAGGTTCCTAATCTATACCATTGTGCCGTTCCGCCAGCACCGTGTATAACGATAGCACTATTGTTTAGATTCATAAACTTTGATGCCTCTAAACCATTTAGTTTCTTCTTATCTTCGGCAGTCATCAGTCCATGTGTGGTTTCTGTTACATCGCTATAGGTAGTATCTGTGAATTTCGCATTCGCTGGGACATCAGAATTGATAGAATGCGTGATCGGGGTAGCTTTACCATCTCCTGCGATATAAACTGGTTTTGCCGTAGAGCCGACAGCGGTACTTGTTGTATGCGTTACTGCGGTAGATTTGTCCTGCTTTCCGGAAATATCTTGATGTGCTGTGATAACAGTGCCTAAGTCAACTACACCGCTAGTACCTTTACTTGCACCATTCATTTTGATGCCTGTGATAGTACCAGTATTTTTAGTATAGCCTAGTGATTCAACTTTTGACTTTATATAGCTCCATAAAGTAGAAAATTTAACTCGACCAAATTCATTTTTACTTGACGTATCTTGTCTAATGAAATATGTATTATCTGTAGGAGTTGCAGTCCAGCTATTTGTTATTTTTGATAGCAGTGAATCTGCCCCTGCCGCAGTATTATCAACCTTTCCGGAAATATCTTGATGCTTTTGCAGTGCCGTGTCCGCCTTACCCAGACTTGCCTGCACACCGCTTGCAAGGTCGCTCTTTGGGATACCTGTAGTGGGCTTGGTGTATGTTCCGTAGCCTGCATCGTTTTCCAGTTCGGATACCTTCTCCGGTACGGGGATGTTGACGCTCGCATCTTCTGCCGCATTTGCGGAAAATGTCCCCACGCTCTTGCCGTTACACTGCACAGACAGCACGCCATCTCCTACAGTCGGGATAGCGGATTTGTCGGCTTTTTGAGCGAGTCCTTTGGTGATTGCCTGATTCTCCACCGGATTGGTACTTGTTTCGGACAGTTCCGCATCTACTTTCACAGCCCCGGACGGGATGTTTACAGTGATCTCCACGCCGTCCAGACCTGTCCAGTACAGTGTGTTCTTGTCGGTGTTGTCCTGCCGCAGTGCGACATTCTGTGACCGATTGACCAACTCCACAATGCGCCGCAGAATTTTGCTTTTTCCGTTATACTGTATCTGCATCCGGTTCTCCCTCCGATATGGTGTAGATCACCTTCATGGTTTGTGCCGCCGTCTTTGTGATCGGTGTGGACAGATTATTGATGGTGGCGAGGTAATTCGTCTGCATCTGGAATGTCCCTGTTTCCGGTTCGGAATTTCGATAGACGTTTTTGAACAGCATGATGTCATTTCCGATAATTGGCGCAATCTGCCATTCGCCAGTATATGTATATGTGTCGGAACGGCAATTGGTGGACAGAACAATATTTTTCTCCGTGTCAATGATGGCATAATTTTTATGGTCATTGCTGCCGCCGAATGTGTATGGAGCATAGATCAATCCATTGCGCTCAAAAATGCACTTGGTGTAGACCGGCTGGAAGTTTGACGGGGTTGACATCCTTGTGACATCACCACTTGCAGATAATCTGATTTTATATACAGCATCGCTTTTGAAACAATACAAATATCCGTTGTACACATAGCAGTTAGCCGGCACAATGGATGTGCCTGTTGTGTTTGTGACTAACATCTTAGTCAGTTTAAGCGTATCTAGGGGGATGCAGTATATAATAATGTTTTTTCCGGAACCAATAGTGCTGCTGGTGTTGTTGACCACAACATAAATCGCATTGCTGATTCGATCATAGTTTATAGACGAATAATAAGAATAGAAATTATCGGTTGACAGTTCCACTTTTTCCATTAGTGGATGATAGCTGTAGATGTTCCGGAGAATTGTGATATTCTTCAAATTTGCCCAGCGCTTATAAACGATGATTTTATAATCATACGAGGTGGACTCTGGATTTTTTTCAAATGCGACAGAGTACATCACATCGTTTTTTTCGTCTATGGCAATGGTATATTCCCCATTGTGTGCCATGTATCGGCTGCCGCCCAGTGAGTACAACAAGCTCCCGGACTGATCGCCGCTTGTGGTATAGTTGTTTTCAGCTGCTCCATATCCATCGAATCCAGCCCACTTTGACGTTAGGCATACGCTTGCAATTTTGCCGTTTCCTTTGGACGTGGGGAAATCATAGACATACTTCATGGTTTTTGCATCTAAGTCCAACCTGGATTCCTCGCTATTATAATCTCCCCGAAGCAGGCTGTTGACGGTATTCTTGATACCATACACGCCAGATGCCGTCAGACGCACACCCGGCGGCGCATAGTACTTGGACGCATCTTCTTCCAGTGCTGTGTCAAACAGCAAAATGCCGCCCAGCAGGGACGTGTACAGCGGCTGTCCGATGCTGCTGTACATCACGCCGCAGTCTTTCATGTAGCCTTCCTGCCGGAAAATATCTGACAGAGCATTGGTCACCATGTTATGTTCCAACACTTTTTCCTGTGATCCGGTGCGGACATCGGTTAGGATCAATTCTGTTTTTCCTTTCAGCATGTGTCCTCCTTTATAGCGTGTAGTTGATTGCAAATTCTTTAAGCGTGGCGTTGCCCTCCAGCCATATGCGCAGGGCAATTGTTCTGGCTGTGGTCATGCCGCTGTAGAGTGCGTCAAGGTCTGTTTGCAGGAAGTCTGCCATAGCTGCCTGCTCTGTCCATGTGCTGCCATCGTAGCTGTACTGGACAGATACCAGCCCGGTGTAGGTGCATTCCAGAGATGTAATGCCGGTAATGCTGCTGTCAGACAGATCGGCAGTCTTTTGAATGCAGCCGGATACAGACTGATCTGACAGCTGATATACGCCGTCAGAAATTGTAATGCTGTTGTCGTATGTGCCTTTGTTGTTCTTGGCATCGATCAGGAAACGAGTATCTGCCAGAGAGTTGGAGATCGATTCTGAAATACTGCCGAACGTCATTTCCGTTGCTGTAACGGACAATGTGATCTTGTCCGTGATGCCCGTGGTAACCGGATTTTGTCGGCTTTCGGATACTGTAGTCTGCTTGATGTGCATTTTCATATCTGCCGGATCGGTGAAAATAGGCGTGTCCAGGAAGTCTTCCGCAGAGATAATGCCGTCCCATGTGCCTTCTCCGGCAAGGAATGTGCCTTCCATGGTGGCGTTGAGTGATTCTGCATCAATGGTGATCGTGCAGTCCTGGGTATAGAACCGCACGGAAAATTCCTCGGTGGTCGTGCCGGACACGGAAAAGTGGAAGAACAGGTGCAGGGTATGCACACCGTCCTGCAATGTCCACTGCGGACGAACTCTGCCGATTTCTTCACTTCCCAGATAGTAGGCGGCAGTCAGGATGCCGTCCGTGCAGATGTACTGGTCATCTGTATCTGTTTCTGTGGTTTCTGCTTGCAGCTTGATTTCCGCAAAGAAATTGATCTGTGTTGTTTTTGATGATACGAACCGCAGACTAACCACGGTTTTCTGGCTATTGTCGCCGATCAGGATCCGGGCGGCGTTGGTGTAGTTGTAGTAGTGCATCTGCTGTGCGTCCAGAGATGCGCCGATGCCGCTGATTGCTTTATCTTCGGCAGACTTTGCCCAGTCTGATACTGGATCGCTGCCGAATCCGGATATTTCGTATTCGTCGTTGTACGTCCAGGTATAGGACATGATGCAGCCTAGATTGTTATCCGGTGCAATTCCACCGGTGAACTCGATCACATCCCCAAGATCATACGCCGGATCAGAAAACATGGATGCAGAAAACGGTGTATAATGCAGGGCGTGTGCCGGGTCTCCCGGGGTGGATTCTGTGCTGTAGCTAGATAGTGCATACAGAATGGTTTTCAGCGTGTCCAGTTTCCATTCCTGCAATCCGTATTGCAAAAATGGATTTGTCCCAAGATCCATGTATGTGCCGACCAGTATCGGCACATCACGGTACAGCTGACGGTTCTGCACTTTGTCATAACAGGTGATACGGTTGTATTCTGTTTTGAAGTTGGAGAACTTTGCCCCGGTAAGGCGGCAATCGCTTGTAATGGTGTCTGTGGCGGCAGTAGAAAAGCAGCGAAACACAAGCTTTCCGTCCCGGTTAATGGTGGCAAATCCACCCACAAGCTGTGCCAGATAGGAGATCACATCCCGATATGTGCCGATGTCGTTCTCTGGATACATGGCGAAATAGTTGTAGTTCCCGTTTGGCAGTGCCTGCACTTCCATCTGGGTCATGCCGAACTCAATGCCGCACAAACTGCAAGCCAGAGTTGCCATGTTGTAGATGCTGCCGGCAAAGGCGTAGCCGTCATATGTCTTGTCCAGTTTGGACATATTGTCATAGGCGACTGTTTCCCACCCAAAGGCGGTGCGCTCCATGGTGGACATAGTATAGGGTGTCAATGGGATCTCTTCCCACTGCCCAGACGGCAGGAGTCGTGACACATACGCCTTGATGATCGTTCCTTGCCGGTATGGATTCCATTGAAACCAGGCAGGAAGTCCTGTAAATGCAGCAGACAGTTCTCCGACGTATACGCCGCCGATCTTGATCGTTCCGGAGTCGGTGCATTGATTGGCAGTGCGGAATTGCAGAATATTCTTTTCGGTAAATTCCAGTACCGTCCCCATGGTGTTGTCAATCGTGCCACGGATCCGGAAGTGCTGCACCGGCTGCTTCATCGCTTCCTTGTATTCTTTCGATACCGTATACACGGCACAGCACCTCCCGTTATATTTCTTGAATGGAAAAGCTTACGTTCCACAGGCCATCTGTCCCGGCGGTTCGTTCTGATCCGCTTTCCAGGGACTTTTCAAAATCCCGGATCATGACCGTGCGGCTTTCTTTTGTATCGCCTTTCAGCTGCATTGTCAGCGTATCTTTGATACTCAGAGAGTACAATTGGTTTGCAAATGCAGAGCTGCACTGATAGCTTACGGATACGCTCAGCTTGTCATATCGTGTGATGATCGTTGCGGTAGTTCCTGCTTCGGTTTCCTTGCTGTTCTCTACTACATCGTGGCTTTCTTTCCATTTCTGTGGGTTCGGCAGCTGTACGCCGTTCAGTGTGATATATTTTCCTAGCATCTTAACGTCCTCCGGAACGGTATTTCATGCGCTGTTCCTGCGTGACAACTGCCTGATAGATCTTACTGCCGTCAAGGTACACAGGAATGATAATGCTGCCCGTATCGACACCAGATTGCATTGTGGTAAGTGCTGAACGAATTTCTGCGGAAACACCGCTCATGTCTACAGAAACGCTCTGAGCGCTGTTCTGGATGTTCGGTGCGGCAATTGTCATCGTGGACGCAAGCCCCTGCATGGCATTGGCAACAAGATACTGATTCTGTCGGATACCGTCTGCCAGTCCCTGCATCATATCCGGCATCCACTTTTCATAGTCTCGCAACGGTCCGATGTCCGGACGGGAAAAGTGGATATACTGCGTGATGATGCTAGCCACTTCACTGGCAGCATCATGCACTTTGTGAATGAAGTTTTCAATGCCGCCGACAAATCCGTCAATCAGATCGCTGCCCCACTGGAACGCCTTTGCCGGGAGTCCTGTGATATAGCTCCATGCATTTTCAAATCCGCTGTAAATGTGGTTATACACGCCTACAGCCGCAGATGCGGCACTGCTGACGATGTTGCTGAACTGAGTGGATGCTGCGCTATACATGGACGATGCACGGCTGGAAACGGTGCTGTACGCATTGCTCATAGCGTTGGAGATGGTGGACTTGACATTGTTCCAGGTTGCTGATGTATGCGACCTTATGGCGTTCCAGGTGTTGCTGATATTGCTGCGCAGTGTCAGGAATGAGGATGCACCGAATGTGACCATGCTGCTCCAGGTGTTTGACAGCCATGTCTTGGTGTTTGTCCAGGCTGTGACAGTGCTGTTGTATATGCCTATGCCGCAATTCGTCCAGAATGTCAGGAAGTTGTCCCAGAAGATGGATGCACCCTCAGAAATGCTGTCCCATGTACTGGATGATTTTTCCTTGATGGTGTCCCAGGTGTCAGACCAGAATGTGGAGATGTTGTCCCAGGTAATTTGTGCATCTTCTGCAAGCGTGTTCCATGTGTCAGACAGCCACGCACTGATTTCATCCCAGTGTTTTACAACAGCAATCACCGCAGCGATGGCCGCCGCAATTGCCAGAATAATCAGCAGCACCGGGCCAAGTGAGATGTTAAGTGCAGTATTGGCTACAGATATGGCGGTAATGATCGGTGCAATTTTCGCCATAGCAACAATTAGCCCAGCGAGTATTGCAACAAAAGCTTTCATGGAATCTGGCATTGCTCCAAAAATTGTTGCTAAAAATTTGACTGCCGTAGTTATTGGCGGCAGGACTGTATTCAATCCAGTCATAAGTGCTTCGCCAACGGGGACAAGTGCCTGACGCAATGTTCGGAGATTTGATTCCAGCAGCTGTGCCGGGGTAGTAGACTGATTGTAAAATTCTGTGGCCGCACCTGTAACATCTTTGTATGTATCCCCAACAGATGTCAGTGCGGTGATAAATTTCAGGCTGCCGTCTTCCGCCATTGTGCCAAACGCTGTTGTAGCAAGATTTAGCTTGTCTTGTTGTGTGGTGGCATTGCTAATATCGTTGACAATGCTGTCAATAACGTCCTTTTGTGTGCCGTTCCCATTCTTCCACGCTTCAAAAAACTGCTTGGTACGGTCAGAGTAGGAATCCAGGTTTCTTTCAATTGTGCCGTCTGCAATGCGGTTTGTAACCTCGTTGATTGCGTCATTGACCTTATCCAGGTTGTATGCGCCATTGTCAAGGCCATTGTTCAGCAGCTGGAAATACTCACCTGCGGAATATCCTGCCTGTGCAAACTTCCCGGCATATTCAGACAGATTATCGCCTAGTTCATCCGTCTTGTCCAGGCCGTTCTGTGTGCCTTTTACCACGTAGTCAAGGGCTTCGGCTGATGTCAGACCAAACTGCTCCATTAGGCTGTTGACACCACGCATGGTTTCTGACAGGTCAATCCCATAGGATTCTTCCAGTGTGGTTCCGATCTCAGTCAGATGTGTGAGGTCTGCCTTGGACAGATCTTCAAAGTTCTTCTTAACTGTAATCACAGAATCTGCCACGGTGTCCATGCTGTCACCAACACCATTGCCATATACATCTTGGATAATGTCTGCTGTTTCTTCTGCTGCCGTTCCTGTTTCTCCAAAGTAGGATACCGCTTTTCTGGTGGCATTTTCCGTTTCATTGAATTCGTCCATAGACGCTTTACCAATTTCCACGATTTTATCTGCCACGCCGGACAGTTTTTCAGATGCGTCCATAAATGCACTGCTTTTCAGCGTTTCTCCAGCTTCGCCAATGCTTTCCTGCATCTTGTCAGCGGCATCGGCCATGTCCTGCATACTGTCTGCTGCCGGCTCTGCGGCATTATCCATTTCTGATATGCTTTGTGCAGCACGTTCTGCGGATTGCTCCACATCACGCATATCCTCTGTAATTTCATTGACACTGCTGCCACTGTCCAGATTCCGCAGATCATCTTTCAGCTTTTCCAGAGATTTCGTTGTCTGAATAATTTCACGCTGCATGGCGTTTTGCTGATCTGTATTGTCTACACCTTTTGCCGCCTGCTCTTTCAGCTGTGCAAGAACTTCTTTTTGCTTTTCCAGCTTTTCTGCGGTTTGTTCTGTCATTTCACCCAGATACCGCTGTTTTTGTGCAATGAGTTCCATATTGCCGGGATCCAGTTTTAGCAGCTTGTTGACATCGTTCAGCTGTGACTGCGTAGATCGCAGGCTTTTTCCAATGTCAGACAGCGATTTCATCAAACCAGACGCATCACCGTCCAGTTCAATTGTAATGCCACGAATCTTTTGATTTCCGTTTCCTGCCATGATTTCACATCCTAAAAAGCATCAAAGTCTGCCTGCACCGCAAGGCTAGGATAATCGTAAGAATCGTTCAAGGATTCTATTATCATATCACTCACCATGCCGATGGTCAGCAGACTTAGATCTGTCATATTCAGTCCCATTTGCGTACACCGCAGGAGAAACAATGCGGTATTTATTTCTCGGTCAATGGGTCTTTCTTTTTTTTTACATCTGAGGTGGACTGTGTGTTGATTCCCCACAGTTCCAGAATCTGCGGCAAAACACTTACCAAAGACATAATGCCAAACTGTGCAAGCCAGTCCTCAATATTGTCCGCTGTATTTTCTCGATCAGCGTGATATGCCATGATATACGCAATATTTTCCAGTGCTTCCGTATTCATTTCGCCGAAGTCTACGCTCTTTTCCAGTTCTTCCGGATTCTGCTTTGCGATTTCTTCTACGTTTTTATTCGGTGCAACCTGCTTTATCAATTCTCCCATATCTGCAAAAACGTCACGCCCGAAGTGGATACGATACAGACGGGGGATAGACGCATCTGCACGGAACAGTACCGGAACACCATCAATCATGATTTCCTTGGTCATGCCCTTATCAATTTTTACATTCATTCTGTCGTCTGTACCTCCGTGGTTGTGTCGGGCATGTATACTTTGCCAAACCAGCCATTGTATACGTCAGCAGTGGTTTCAGAACCGGAACGGCACTTTACCAATCCGTTCGGCAACGGTGTTGCAGACAATTTCAGCGTATCTGTCTGCGGTGTCTTTGTGGCTTCTGTGGTCTTGCCTGCCACAGACGGACGGGAAGCACTGCAATTGTACAGCCAGTGTCGGATGTGCTTACGGTCGCCCTTGAACTGGAATCCAAGTGCAAACTCTTCCAGCTGTGCATCAGCATTCTCGATCAGCACGCCATTCTTGTCCTTGGTCTGATTCAGGATGTCTGTAGCAAATGACTCCGGAATCATTGCAATTTCCAGATCACCATCATAGCCGTTGTTGTTATTGATAACGAAATACACGCCGTCATCTGCGTAGAAGTTCTCCGGTTCGCCGTTGGCATCCATGGACAGGTTGACAGCACCCGGAATTTTGACCGGTGTTGCATAGGTGATTTCTCCTGCTTCGCTCACTGTCTTTTTGGCATAGACAACGTTTTCCAAACCGTATTTCACTTTGTTTGGGGTATTGGTATTAGCCATTGATAATCAGCTCCGTTTCGTATGTGATTTCATACATCTTTTCCGATGCGATATAGGTTTCTTCCTTGGTGTACACAATGCCGTTCTGTTCCAGCACCTGTTCCACCATTGCTTCTGCTTGCAGGTCTTTTTGATCCGTGTACAGATCAATCTGTAGAGATATAATCTTTTGATAGATGCCATCATCTGCCACAAAATCATCTCGTCCCGGATAGGTAAATACAATCCACGGCAATTCGGGCACGGATTCCGTGTCCCAGTGATCATAGGTGTATGGCAGACCGATTTCGTCAAGCAAATCCTTGATAGATGCATAGGTCATGATCCGTTCTCCAATCGCCGCTTTACGGCATCCATAAATTCTTCTGTGTATTCTGCTTCTGCCGGTCTGATGTGTGGGGTGCCGTCCACTTTGCCGCCGTTCCTTTTTGCATGCCCGTATTCCAGCAGGTGGGCAATCTGCGGCTTATTTTTGTTGTGGACAACTGCCGTCTTGATCAGACTGCCAGTTCCTCTGCGGTCTACCAGTTTGCACGTCCAGCCGTTTCGGTACGGTTTCCGCTTTGATCCGCCTTTCGGGGAACTTTTCCGCAGTGCCTTTGCGCAGGCTTCACCGGATTTTTCGGCTTCTTCGTTCAGCACCTTTACAGCATGATCGCCGTAGTCTGCCAGAATCTGTGCGATTTCATCAGCTACCTGTCCGTAGTTGACGCTGCCTTTCATATGGCTCATGGCTGTACACCGCCTTTCTTTTTGACATACAGTTCCAGTGTGTCGTTTTTGCCCTGATATGTTCGGTACACGCTGTAGCGGCTGCCGTTGTACTCACAGACTGTTTCGCCGGCATAGTCCGGCGCGAATACGGTGAACCGGTATTCCGGCTTAATGCCGTTCCTGCCGGCTTCCAGCCACTCCGTACCGGATACGCTGGACACATTGCAGAATACTTGCCGCTTGGATTCGTCCTGCTGTTTCTGGATGCCGTCTGCACCTTTGGAGATATTCTGCCGGATCAGTGTCAGCACATCACTGCGATCCAATCGAATCCCTCCAATCTGTGTATCCGGTAGCCATGGACAGCTGCGCCTTTTGTTCATCGTAGGATGCTTTCAGTCGGTCGTAATCGTCTGGCTGTCCGAAATTCATCCGACAGTAGGTGACAATGGCACGACTGACCAGATGGTCTGTTTCTTCGGTTTCTGATACACCGGCAATGCCCAAATCCAGCTTTGCCGCTGCGATCAGATCTAGGATTTCATCGTCAAACGCATCGGTGCAGACACGCAGTGACAACTTTGCCTTATCCAGCATTGCCATGGTGCATCACTCCTTATTCGCCAGTGGTTTTGAATGTTACCTTGACAAATGCCTTGGGATTTTCCAGACCGGCATCAAACAGGGAATAACCGCCAACGACAGTGTTGAACGTCTTTGCTTCCTGCTGATTGGAGATGTACAGTTCCTCGAAATTGTTCGCCAACAGACTGGACGGTACACCGACATAAGCGGTATTATCCGCTACATTCTCATCGATCTTGACAGCTGCACCGTAGATATAGCCTGCAATTTTAGGATCACCTGTCTGATCCGGCAGGAAGATCGGTCGCTTGTTTGCGTCCTGAATGCCAAACAAACCGTTCCACACGGTGTTGCTGTTGGCATAGACGCATCTTACGCCTTCTTCCTTGACCTTTGCCATAATACCACGAATTGCCGCATCATCGTATGCCTGATCGGTCAGCACATTGTCAGTATCAATGCCATAGGTGGTGCTGTCCAGCTGTGTGATGCAGCGCTTGTCCTTTGCATTACCGATACGCCGTGCCAGATGTTCTGCGATCCATGTTTCAAATGCAGCAATAGACTGCCATGTCATCTTTCTGGTGATGACCAGATGCTTTTTGATCTCTACGCCGTCCAGAGACAGCTGATCCCATGTGTCCTGTTCGTCATCGTTTGCCACGCCTTCGGCAGTTTCTTTGGCATCACCCTGTTTGATAGACTTGATTCGGGGAATTGCAAAACCGCTTGTCATGCCGGACTTGGTAGCATCGGAATAGATTGCAGTAGACGACTGTACCAGGTCAACAATGCGGTTCATGATCTCTGTCGGGACAGGTGCAGCTGTGTTTGCAGTAGTCATGGTATATGCCGCACGTTCCTGCTTGGTCATTTCGCCCAGCAGATGCACACCGTCACGCACGGCCATGTTTTTCAGCCATGCTGTGCGGTATTCCGGGCTGTTGCGATTGTAAGACTGCTCCGGCGTGCCGGTGCTGTCAGACGGGAACGATCTGGTGACAGTACCCTCCGTGCCTGCCGCAACACGATTTCTCAGCTGCGCCCGGCGCTGTGCCATGTCATGCAGCTGTGTACGCCGTGCTTCCAGTGCGTCCACCTCGCTTGTCAGTGCGTCAATGTCGGCGCTCTCGGATTCCATCTCAGTGCGGATCGCCGCAATACGCTGCTCTACGCCCTCAATAGTCAATGCTCTGATTTCTTCCGGTGTCATATCTCATACCTCCATAAGTCTTAGTTTGAGTTCCAGTTTCTTTCGTTTGCGTATGTGATCCAGTGCTTTTTTGCGCTCCGCCGCAATCTCTCTGATCAATCCGTCAGAGATACTGCGTGCACTGATCTGTGTGGCATCATTGGCAGGGATAGATACTGCACTGACATCGTACAGCTTTCGGATTTTTGTGATAGTCCGTGTCACCGTGACAGTGTTGTGTTCCTTGTCCTCCACATACTCCGATTTCTGTTCGCCTACTACAAATCCAAACGACATTTTTGTCGTATAGCCACCATTGATTTCCTCGTACAGCTGATTGCCGATGGTCGTACCGGACAGATCTGCCCGAAAATACAGCCCGATGTTGTCCGGGTTGAGTTCCAGTGTCTTGTTTGACGTTCTGGCAAACACTCTGCCCCTGTGGTCATACTGCATGATCACGTCAGACATATCGCAATCATCAAATGCTCTGCTGTCGATCTGTTCATAGACCTTGTAATCACCAAAATCATACAGCAGATATGGTTGATTGAATGTTGTTGCATAGCCGTCTGCGATCATGCCGGAATCATCATTGGAATTGCTGCGCACGGAAAAGCTCTGCATCAGCCGGTATTCCCGTCCGGCGCTGAGCCGCTGCATCAGCTGTTCCATTTCCTGTTCTGTCATTGCTCCACCTCGTCTTTCTGGTTTTCTTCGGCATCTTCCAGTTCCTCTGTGCGTTTATATTCGCCACGAATGGTGCGGACATCGCCGCCTTCCACTGGTGCTGCGTTGAATATCTCACGAACTTCATTGACGGAAAAGACACCTCTGTCCATCATCTGAGATGCCACTTTCAGCTTTTCTGTGGTGGACATATATTGCAGCCGGTTAGATGTCAGCATGATACCGTTCCCGTTGGTGCGTTCCACAGGTGTGTAGACGCATTGCGTCATCACATCGGAAAACTGTATGGCAAACGGTTCTATGCAGCCCTCGTAGAACGCCTGCCACGCATCGCCGTATGCCTTGCTTTGCAGCACATCTTCATTCACGCCAAAATAGCTGTATACGTTGTTCTGGATCTGTGCCGCCTGCTCTTTGTCTACCGTGTAGGACGTTTGGGACAGCTGCTTGATGTCGCTGTAGGTGTTTGGAAACAGCAGGATTCCGCCGCCGTCCGCTTCAAAATTCTCCCGTGAGAATCGCTTTCGCTCCTTTGCAAGATCTTCCGGTTTGGTGAAATTGTTGATTCTCGCCATGAACCGGTAGGTGTTGCTGTTTTTGACTGCTTCGGTGATTGCCTGATTCTGCAAGTGGATCAGCTCCATGGTCGGAGTCAGGGCTGCATTGCTGCTGCCGAAGAAATCGTCTTGATACTGAAATTTGGTCAGTATCCCACAGCTGAGAAGTTCCACCGCTGCTGTTTCCCCGGATGAAAACCGATACCGCAGAAACGGTTCGCTGTGTACATCAATGATGCTGCACTGTGACGGAAGAACTGGATAGTATCCGGTGATTTCATCGTATGATCCGAACACAGGGACAATAAACGCCGTATTCTGCATATCCAGAATGGTGGACAGGCGATAGAGAAACTGTCCCCATGTCTGCCACTCGTTTGGGCTTTGTTTCAGTCTTGTCCGCAGCTTGGGCTTTGCCGTGCCCATGATGTCTGCTTTCAGTTTGGAAATGTGCCTTGCCCGGACATCAATAGCAGACCGCACAAGTGCCGATTCGTATAGGCACCCGTGCCAGTTGGTGAATACCGGTGCATATCCGGTCAGTGTGCGGAAATACGATGCAGCTGCCGCAGTGGATTTCGATGGACGATTGCCCCATAATTTTTGAAACAGCCCCATGTACTCACGCTCCGTTCTGTAGCTGTATGCCGTATTGGTCGTAGTATTTCTGCCGGACAGTGAAGGCATCTGCCAGAGCCGCACAGCCGTCAATGTGTGCGTTGGCAGACAGCTTTACCAGTTTGCCCCGTCCTCGTTCGTTGTTCATTTTGATTGCTGCATTCAGCAGATGCAGCTTTAACAGGTCATTGTCACCGATGCAAATTTTTTTGTCCTTGAACAGTCCTTCCATTTCCAACAGCACCGGATAAAGGTTGTCACCCTGATACACATCATCGGTGCAGAATCCATACGTTTTCAAGTCCTGAATCAGATACTGTGCAGAATAGCGGTCGTATCCCACCATTAGCGGATAGATCTCATACTGTTCGATCATATCGCATAGCCAACGGTAGCAGTCATGGTAATCCACAAAGTTTTCGCCGGACAGTTCCAGCAAGCCACGCTGCACATAGATCTGATAGGGAACACCGTCCCGTGCAGTGGCTTCCTCCAGCTTTTCCGGCGGCAGCCAGAACTTTGCAAACACATACAGCACACCGCCTTTTTCAATGACGATCGTTGCCGCTGTCAAGTCTGTGGTCTGTGACAAGTCTACGCCGGCAACGCAATAGCTGCCCCGGAAGTCTTCCAGATGCAGCGGCTTTCCGCAGGCGTGTTCCACCGCCGTTGCATTTAACCATGCCTGAGAACTGGACTGCTTGATGTTGCAGTATTTCGTAAGAAATTCCGCTTTCTTGGACAAGCTGCCCTCTGCAACTGCGATTTCTTCCAGCATATAATCTACTGAAACAGATACACCCAGATTCGGGTTAGATTTTCGCAGTTCGTTGATGTCGTTCCACTTCTCAATGTCATCGATCATGTACAGCAGGGGAAACAGCCGTTTTTCCTTGCTGTCACCTTTCAGAAATCGGGTACACCGCTTGATCAGTTCATCATAAATGCCGTCATTGACGTATCCAGAGGTTGAACAACTCAGCAACAGCGGCTGCCGTCTGGCTCCAAATGCGGACTTCATGACCTCGTACTGTTTCAATCCGGTATCTCCAGGCCAGCTTGCAATCTCATCACAGATGACCAGATGCGGATTGAATCCGTCAGACTTCTTAGCGTTAAATGCAATTTTCTTGACGCTGCTGTTGGTGGATTCCACATAGTAGTCAGACTTACGCCGCTTGATCAGATCCATTAGTTCCGGTTCGCTGGAAATGGTCTGCCAAATATCGTGATAGACAATATCTGCCTGATCCAGCTTGGGAGCAACGCAAAATATACGGGCACCATATTCACCGTCCATGAATAGACAGTACACAGCAATGCCGGATAAAAACAGTGTCTTACCGTTTTTCCGCCCGACAACAATCGGAACTTCCCGAAACTGCCGGTTGCCATTGTGATCCAGAATGCCGAAGATGACCGAAACACAAGCACGCTGCCACAGTTCCAGCCGGAGCAGCTGCGGTGCAAGTGAACCCTCACTGTGGTGGCAGAAACTTTCAATGAACCGAATCGCACGAGAAGCTTTCTTTTGGTCAAAGGTAAATTCGCCGCTTTCCAATCCATGTATCACATAGCGATACGCCAGCCGTACCCATTCGCCAACTGGGATCGTGCCGTCTTCGATTTGCTGATAGTAGGCGTAAATGTCATTCGTCATTTGTAAATGCGTCCAGCTTGGATTTCTTCTGTTCCGGCGGCAGCATCTTGTCCAGCTTCTCAATGATCGTGGTGTAATTTTTCAGAGACGTGTTGTAGGCGGAGATTTCCGCACTGGCTTTCTTGCCGGATTGTTCCTTGCCGTTCTGGTAGGTGTCCACACAGCCTTGATTGTTGATCTCAGTTTGCAGATCTTCCAGCGTGACTTTCAAGAACGCTGCATTCTGGATCAGCGGCGTGACGATCTCCAACTTGTTGGCAGGCAGGGCAGCATATAGTTTCAGCAGTCTTGCGTTTTCTTTTCGGATTCGGTTCTTTACGGTCACTTTCGGACATCTCCTTTCCGGACACACCCCTTACGCACGCATGGAGAGGAAAATTGACCTCCACCCATCGGTCTCCAAGAGGGTATCTCAAATTTCAGAATAGGGGGGACTACCAGCGAGCCGAAACGCTGCCGTCTGCATTGATGCGACAACGTTTGCCGCCGTGCAGTGCGGCATGACAGTCACGACAGACCAGCTGCAAGTTGTCCCAGCACAAGGACACAGCTGGATCATGGATATTGTCCGGTGTCAGATGCACCTTGTGGTGTACGATCACACCGGCAGTGTGCAGCCCTCGTGCAAGGCAAGGTTCACACAGTCCGCCTACTGATGCGGCATACGCATCACGGCATTCACGCCATGCACGGGACTTGTAGAACGATTCTGCAAACGCCTGCATTGTAATCCTCCTAACACAAATACCGGCACGTTTCCGTACCGGTATCTTGGTTTCTATTCTCATTATACACAAAACAGGACTGCCATTCAATGACAGCAAGTGCCATTCAGTGACAACTTTTCCAAAGCGTCTGTGTGGCGGCGTAGTATCGTCCGGACAGAGTAGTGCATTTCCTCTGCAATCTGTTCCCAGCTTTGGAACACAATGTACCGCCGAATCAGCACAGCTTCCAGTTCTGGATTGTTTAGAGCGGCAATGCAACACTTGATCTCTTGCTGTGTCTGCTGTACGACCTGCTCTGTCTGGGAACATTCTGTTTCTGTATACTTGCCACACATCGTCATGGCTTCCAGCTTCTGTGTTTCGTGCAGGCAGCGTTGCAGCCATTCTTTTTTCTTTGCCTGTTCCTGTGTCATGGCTTCACCTCCGGCCTGCTCTTTGGGTGTAATCTTCATTGCTTCCTGCTTTCCTTGTGCATAACCCAATTCCAAACCACGAGAAAAATTTTTTTCCATTCTTTTTTCGTACTCTTCTTGGGTTAGATCACAGTAGTCAGCTGTGGCTGAGAAAACACAAAATAACGTTGTAAAGACAGTGATAATAATTATAATGGCTGTTTTCATTTTACCCCCTTCGATTGCGTTAAAATGTCACTGTCACATTCAGAACCGCTGCCGCAACCCAGTAGACAACTCGTCTGTAGTCCCTGTGCCACAGACACACTGCCGCTGCACCAACGTCTAGCAGGATCATGGCGATTGGCAGTATTTGCGTGGCGTTGATCTTGGTCATAGCTTCACTCCTCAATCTTTGCGCCACAATTCGGGCAGTAACGGAATTCATACTCATAGCGCCCTTGATCGTCAATGTCATGGTGGTATCTTGTTCTTGCCCAATCTTCTAACTCAATCTCACAGTTGGAACAACAAAATCTGTCATATGGTGATGCAAGACTTAGATTTTTTGCATGTATCGGCGTTGTACTTTCTGATAGTTCGTTTGTTCGCTGATTCCACGCTTCAGCGGCTTTCTCGTTTGCGCAATATTCTACAGACATTTCAAAATGATTTGTTTCAGTACAACATTTTGAGCATTCAACGTAAGCTATCCTGCCGTTTATTCTTCTGAGTTTTGCTTCTCCGCCGCAGAATGGGCATAGTTTCAATTTAATTTCACTCATTATCTCACCTCAACAGTTCCCGAAGTTTCGCAAATGGAGTCAAAAGCAACCATGCAATTCCGGTTACAATATCCCAGATTTGAATCAGCGCATACAGTGTGACTTCCCGGATAAATTGCAGGACAAACTTTCTCATACAAGAAATGCAATCCCTGTGGTTGTTCCAGATATGCCGCAATTGCAGCAAGAAAAAAATCTGGTCTGCCGCATAGTAGCAAAACAACTTACGCTCAATCTGATACTGCTTGCCGCATATGG